CTGCCCGTGAGCGATCCGTTTTGGGAGCAGTTCATGCCGCCCAACGGCTGGAACTGCCGTTGCGTCGTCGTACAGGTACGCAAAGGCAGGTACCCCGAGAGCGACAGCCAGCAGGCGGTCGGGATCGGCGAGGAGATCACCGAGGAACCCAAAAAGCGGATTTTCCGGTTCAATCCCGGAAAGGAGTTAAAAGTGTTCCCGGACAAACACCCGTATAACAAGGCTCCCGAAGCAGCAAAAAAGATCGTCGCAAAACTCGCCGAGGAGATAAAGACCCCCGAACAGGCGGTGCGATTCATACAGGAACAAGAGGATCGCCGGGCATGGTTCGAGCGCGGATTTAAGACTTTGGAAGTAACGAGACGAAAAGGCGTAAACGGTTCTACCGATATGAACGGAAATATCGACATGACCCGCGAGCGGCTCGATCGGGTATTGTCGGGGCTTACCAAGCTGCGGCAGGGCGGCGAGGTTTCGTTCGAGGAAGCGGACGCACTGGCGACCTTTTGGCACGAGATCACACACAACCGCAACAAACCCGGCAACGAATACCTTACTACGTTGGCGAGGCGGTATATGGAGCTGGCGAATGAATTTGTAGCGAGAAAGACGCTGCCTGAATTTTACGAATCGTTCGGAGGAAAGATGCAGCATCCCGAGTTTATGGACGACCGACAATCGACCGGATATAATACGTGGGTACGCAATTATTGTTCGCTGATCCGAAAGACCGGAGCAGACCCCGACAAGGTGCTGGATGCGGTGCGTGAGCACTTGTTCAACGAGCACTATTCACAACAAGCTGCCGGATTGGTAAAGGCGATCAAGGACAGCGGGGCGACCAAAGCGGACGGAACGCCGTTAAAGGTAACGGAAATAAAGACGCTGGTAAAGGGGTGTTTGCTATACGGGGAGAGAATGTTCGACGAATACGTGAATATATCACTCGCAGAACATTGATTTTAATTCACCGTCAAACTCTTTTTGAATGGCTTTCGACAACTTTTTATCGGTAGTGAGGTCGGCAAACTCTAAAAACGTACTTGCCCGGTTCTCCTCCGTGATATGGGACAAAAAGAACTCTTTATCGCCGATGATCTCGCCGATAATAGCCTCGTCGTCCGTAAAGTCGAGGAATGTCCGTTCCCGGAGTTTAAGATTGTCGTAATCCAACATAGTACGCATTTTTGCAAAAGTAGCATATTTTCAATTACCAACCAAAGAAAAATGCCAAAACCTGACGAACTGATCCGAAATATACTCTCCGACATGAAAGTCGAACTTACCGAAATGTTCGACCGGAATTTCGAGCGCAAAGGTTTTTTCGGCTCCAAATGGAAGCCCCGGAAGAACAAAAAGGCGAAAGGGTCGCTCCTGCATGTAACGGGAAAAATGCGCCGTTCGATCCGGGCGTCCGTTCGTGGGAAAGGGGTGCATTATTCCTCCCCGCTGCCGTACACCGCACTCCACAACGAGGGCGGAAAGTTCGCACAGAACGTCCGTACCCATACCCGGACAAACAGGCGCACGGGCAAGACCTATACCGTGCGGTCGCACACCCGGCAGATAACGATGCCGAAACGCCAGTTTATCGGCGACCACAAGGAGGTGCGGCAGGCGATCAAACAGATCGTCCACGAGAATATAACCGAGTTTTTCGATAACCTCGCAAAAGAGTTGAGAAAATGAGAAAGGCAATCTACAAAGCCGTTGCCGACAGGCTGAAAAATCAAAAGGTCGGTGTCAAGTTCGTAAGCCTGTGGAACCGGAACACCGAGCAACTTTCCAAACAAAAGGCGTTCCGGCTTCCTGCCGTGTTCGTCGAGTTCGAGCCGATCGAGTGGTCGCAGCTCTCACGGGGCGCACGATCGGCAGACATTCGGGTACGGCTCCATGTCGTAACCGAAACGCTGGCGTCTCCCGAGGAGGGCGGGAAATACCAAGACCGGGCACTCGAACACCTCGACCTTATCGAGCGGATCGACGCGGAGGTGCAAGGTCTCTCCGGTGAGGGGTTCAACTGCTTTATGCTGGTCGAATCCGTGACGGATCACGATCACGAGCGCGTACAGCATGACGAGGAGTGCTTCGTGACACACGCGACCGACACCTCGGCGGTCAAGCCCCAAGCGGTCGCCGTCGGCGTCACACTGGTAAGAGGATAAAACAAGCCCCGGCAACCTTTCTCGGTTCCGGGGCTTGCGTCCTTATTTGTCGGGGATTTCGTCGTAGCGTTCTTGCAGTTCTTCGTCCAGTCGTTTGTCTGTTTCACGAAGCCGGGAAAACAAATCGGCAAAGTCGCTGAAACCGCCCACCGGATCGCCTCGCATGGCATTACGGATATACTGCTCGTAGGCGTCGGTAATTATTTCGCGCTGCTTTTTATTCATCCCGTGTTTGTTTTTGGATATTTTCGAGATACTCGACACCGCAGCGGGTGACTATGGCACCGAAATACGGGTGCGGGTCAATCGCTTTATAAACACCCATAGGATGCCCGATTTCGATCAATTCCGGGGCGATAACCTCGATTTCGCGGAGTAGTTTTGCGGTATGGCAACTGAATACGTCCGCGCCTCCGACAACCTCCTGCAAGGCGGCGATCTGCTCATTGTTCAGTTTGGTTCTTTCGTTCATAAATCAAATAAAGTAAGTTGTTTGTTTTCGGGTTCTTTCGGTAACGGCTCGTTTATGTAGTTCAAGAAAGTGCGGTAACAAATACCGTATTTCGGCTCGATGAATTTTCGCCATACAGCCCGGTAGCACTTGGACTGATTGCCAGCCTCGTAGTGCTCCCTCGTTATCGCGCAAACCTCCCGGATGCGTTTTAACGTGCTTTTATAACGAACTCCCTTTGCCATGTGCCGAAAACTTACTATTTTTGCAAAAGCGTCCCCACGCTTCGCTCGTTAGTCGGTTCCCGGTTGGCGGGCTTCTTTTTTATACCCCGGACTTGCCGGGGTAAGGTTCGATCGTGATCTCGATGTTCAGCGTCTTTTTTACCCGTCCGCTGCCTCGGCAAACGGGACATTCATACGGCTGCGGATCATCCTCTCTCCCGTATGGGTGAAACTCCGGTACCGTGTAAGCTATCCCGGTGCCCTTGCAGTTGCGGCACACCTCGATACTCTCTTTTTCATAATTGCGCACTTTCTCTGACATTCAGCCTTATTCCTCTTTTTTAGGTTCAACAAAAAACGTTTCGTCCTGCTCGACCTTGATGCCGACTTTCTGCATCAACTCGGGCATGTCCTCGTTCTCACGATCGGCGAGGAGCTTGTCTTTGGCGACCTCCTCGCTGGTGCGGACATACGCCGGGTTGAACTCTTTGAGCAGCTCCAGCACCGCCGCCCACGTAAAGCCCTTGCGGGTTTTGAGCTTCGGTGTCCCGGTGCGGAACCCGAGGACGCCGTGCGCCGTCTCCATGCTTTTCTTTTTGGAGAAAAGCTCGTCCCGGTTCTCGGTGGCGAACGTCTGCATCACCTCGAGGGCGTCGTCCTTTTGCTGCTGGAACTTGGCGATCTCCTCGGCATTGCGCTCTCTAATCTTGGTAATCTCCGCGTCCATTGCCGCGTTGATACCCTGCAATTTGGCGTCGGCAAAGGCGAATGCGCCGAAAGCCTCCTCCATTTGGTCGCGCGTAACTCCCGAAACCACGACCTTTTTAACTCTTGTTTTTGCCATTGTTATAAAAATGAAAGTTGGTTATTTCTTCTTGTTGGCGCCGTCGAATATCCGGTGAAACATAGCCTCGATCGAGGCGCATTTCACGATTTCGAGGACTTGGGGGTTCTTGGAACACACCGAAGCGATAGCCTCCGACACCCGACCACCTCGACCGCCGAGAAACCCGACGCACGTCGATGTTTTATCGTTCCCGTCATCCGAAACCGCAAAGAATGCAACACCGCATTTGTCGGAAATTCCCTCCCCCGCAGAGTTGAACATAGATTTGAGTTCCTCGGCGATCTGCCCGGCACGGGTAGCGAAATCGACAGGTTCCCCGGGCTGGTCGGTTTTGGATTCCGACGTTGGGTGGACGAGGTTCGCGGGTTCGTACTCGACGGCATACGTTAAACCTGTGTATTCATCAACTACGTCTACTGCCATACGTTTACATTCTTTAGGTGTTAAATCAAAAAGATTCTTGCGAACAAATACACGTTCATAAGGAGCCGTAATGATTTTATACACAATATCACCAAGATTGGTATTCATGTTGGTTTTGAGGCACACTGCCTGCATTTCAAGCGGAATATATCCGCAACCGATGATTGATTTCTGATTGCTCATAATTTTTTGTTTTTAAGTGGTTTAATTTGTCTTTTTTCGCCTACGTTGCAAGCAGGTTAATCTCTTTGTTTTTCGGGTTCTGTTGCCTTGTAGCGGCTTGTACCTTTGTTTTGGCATAACAGCCGAATACCTCCGTAAAGCGGAATTACAGGATCGCATTGCCTCGGTAAACCGCAACAGGGCTCCGGCGAGCTGCTCACATGCGGCTCTCATAGGTCGCATATTCCGGCTGGTGAACGATCTGCAAGCCGCACTCCTCGGCGATATTCGCCTCGATGCGCGATCCCCGGCTGTCGCCCCAGTCTTTGAGCAGATAGATCGCATCGCATTCGAGCAACAGGGCAACGTCTGCGACGAGGTGCTCGTTCCAGCTCGCCTCCGAGCCGAGCCCGTTGTTGGTCGGGTTCACGGGTTCGTGCCCGAACGCCCGGATTTGCTGCTCCGCCTGCTTGAACTTGGCGGTTACTTGGTCGGTCGGCAAGCCCGAAATTTTGCCGCTGATGTACCATTTCATCGTCTCGCCCTCCATTTGCAGTAAATCCACAACTTGCACAGCCCGACGATTACCACAACAAGCAGCACGAGGGCAAGAGGCATCCACATAGGAGCGAGAACCCACCACCACGACCACGCGATGCACTTTGTCAGTTTCAGCACGATAAAGGCGATTGTGAGCAAGCCCAAAAAGCCGATACCTGCACCCGAAGAATTGTTGTTTGAACTCATAATTTTTTGTTTTTGAAAGGTGAATAAATCCGTTAATTCAATATCGCCGGGGAGGTTTTCCCCGCCGTGTAGCTTTGAGCCAAGAGCTCCATTGCGATACGCTCCGCCGCATCCATGTCCTTTTGTTTGTTGCGGAATGTATTGTACAGGTTCCGCAGACGCTCGGCGGGTATTTTGTTGAAAGACTGGTACCCGGTGGAACGGCAGGCAATTCCTTTGATTATTTCGGCGTTGCTTTCCTTGTCGATTTTACGCAGGTAGCCGCCGATCGCAGCCATAGCACGCTTACGCAGTTTATCCATTTGGTCGCCTTTGTCGCCCTCCAACTGCTTGGAAAGCGAGGCACAAACGTCGATAAGGGCGTGCGTGTCTATGTCGGCACTACTCTCGACGCCGAAGCTCTCGACGATCGCCCGTTTTTCCGCCTCCGTCAGTCCCAAACGCGAGCAAAGGGTGTGGAACTTGCGGAGTACCCCGTTGTGAATTTTATCCATTGTGTGCATAATTGTGTATCATTAAAGTTTATCAATCCAATACTCATTTGCGCCCTGTTCCCATATCACGAAATCGGCACCTCCCTCACCTTTTTCGCCTTTGAATCGGGTCGTTACGAATCCTTTGTACCCCTCGACCCGGATTTTCACCTCCGAGAGCTTTCGCACGTGCTGCGCGATAGCCGGATAGGGCTTGTTGTTTTCTTCGTGTGCTATGAAAATGAATAACTTGTCGGGAAACTCGTTTATCAATTCCATGAACACCGTCCGCGTGAACCCGACCAACGCCGTAATCGAATCAATCACGATCACGTTAGGGCTTTTGCGCTTCCGCAGGCGTTCCCGCAACTCCTTGATCGGTTCTTTCGCCAGCACGATAACCCGGGAGCCGACCTCCTGCATTGCGGCGTTTTTCCATGCGTTCTGAAACGACAGCGATAAACCTTGCTCCAACGTGTCGTAAGCCGCCCGATCCACGAACCCGCACAGGTATTTGAGCAGCTCCAAAGCAAGGTGCGTTTTGCCGCCGCCACTCTCCCCGTAGATGATCCATGCGCCCCGGAGTTCGGGTTTACCGAATGACGCGAGCCATTTGCCCGTGAAATCGGCAACCTTGAACTTGGCATTTACCACGTTTTTATTGCTTATCGCTTTTGCCATTTGAACACCGTTTATTTGGAGATTGAACGCTGTTTAACCGCATGGACTTTGCGTTTTACTCGACGCAAATCACTCTCGCAGTCGTCGATAATCTCGTTTATTGTTTCCGGATCGGTCACACCGTTTGCGATGCACACGGCGGCAACGTCCTCGCTGTTTACGACCTGTATCGGGATGAACTTGCGCCCGACACGGCTGTAAATCTCCTTGTAGCCTTTCCGGTTAGTTCGCACACCTTTTTTGATGCGTTTCTCGAGGTAGTCCGTCGCACACAGGATGATCCCGACACGATCCTCGAGTTTGTTGTACAGGCTGATGAAAAAGTAGAGCACTTGATCGCTCAACTTGTCGGCTTCATCGAGTACCACGAGCGGCGTTTCTTTCTTTTTGAGGGCGAGAATAATGTCCGACATCATTTCCGGAACGGTGCAGCCCGTCGAATCAATCCCCATACATTGCAGGAGTTCCGCCATAAAGTGCTTGCGGTTCCAGTACTCGGAGCACGAGAGGTTATACACGTTGCGGTTGCTTGCGGCATAACTCTTGATCGCCTCGCTTTTACCGCATCCGGCATCACCCGTGACTGCGAACACGAGGGAATTGTCCTGCGCGTCCTGCAAAAGTCCGTACATGCGTTTGTAGCCGCGTGTCTCCACGACAACCCACGCACGCGGATCGTAGCCGATTTGCGAGGCGATCGTGCGCCACATTTCCTCGCTGATTAAATCCCAGTTGTTATTGAGCACTTGGGAAATGGTCGCCGGGCTGACGCCGCGCATGGAGTTTGCGGCTTTGTTCTGTCCGCCTTTGATCTCGCAAAACTCCGCGAGTTTGGTTCTGATTTGCTCTTTCTCGATCGTTTTCATATTATCTCTATTTCTGATTATTAGTACAGGTTGAAAGTTTCCTCGTCCTCGATTTGAGGAGCTGGTCGGCGCACCGTTGCAATTTCGATCGCCTCTATGTCCTCGATCTCGTGGGCTTGCAGGCGGCGCGTCTGCTTGTGGTTCTTATTTTGCCCCCGGTTATCACACAACAGCAGACGGGTTGCAACGTCGAGCTGCGGGTTGTCATTGAATAATTGCTCGACTTTGTTGCTGGCGAGGGCGAGACGTTCGGTTATGTCGTTCTCGAGCTGCTTGTTGAACTCCCGTACTCGGGCGAGCTGCTCCGCATCCCCCTCGCGGCGGTCGGCGAGAGCCATAGGCTGCACGTGTTTCCGTTCGAGCATGAAGCGCAGGGAACCGTCCTCGTTCACCGCGAGCACATGGTCGAGGTTGTCCGGGTCGTATTTCACCGCCCAGCGGACATGCGCGTACTCCCGGAACTTGGGGTCGAAACAATCGTAATCCCGTTTTATGCCGCCGATCGTCGGGCGCAAGCCCACGCCCTCGAGTGCGTTGCGGTACCCCGTATCGGCTCCGAACGTGAGGAGGTATTGTTCATCGGAAAGCGGCAAGCGTCGCTCCTCGGGTAGCTTGTCGAACAATCTCACGTACTCGGCACGTTTTTCGGCGCGCTCCCGCTCAATAAAAGCCGTAAGCTGCTGGCGGCACTCCTCCTCGGTCGGGAAGCTGTGGCGGTGTTTGTTCAAAAACTCGCTATTCGGTTGCAAATCCTTGTTCGAGGTTATGCCGAACCCGCCCCAGTTCGTACAGAGCTGGCAATATTTCCTGTTGAAATAATTGAAGAACGGCTCGATCACTTTCGATTTGGCGTTGTGCGCACGGGCGGGAGTGTATATGTCGCCCATGATCTGATAAATCGGTTTGAGGTTCCCTCGTCCGTAGTTGTCACTCTGTATTTGATTCGAGTAGTAACGGCGTCCGAAAAGCTCGGCGGTGTGGTTCGCAGCATTCCGGAGGGCTGCTTTGATAAGTTCGGGGGTCTCCCGTTCGCCGATCGCATAGCCGACCGGATAATTGATACAAGGGTCGAGAACAATAACAACCGTGAGGCGATGCGTGTAGGTGGTGGTAGTACGCCCGTTCTTTTCCTCTGTCTTTTGGTAAAGCAACTCGGACACCCAGCCGTCCATTGTCCAGTATAAGAGCGGAGCTGTGGGGCGCGAACGCTTCACCTGCATACTCCGCTGGTTGCGGAACCGCGTCTCGCCGAGGCGTCCTCCGGCTGTCACGAGGTCGTGTTTCTCGCGCCATACGCCGACCGCCGCCCCGGTAATCGTTTTCCAGCCCTGCGTTTCTGCAACTACGTTGTAAATCCGCGCGATCTGCGCGTTGTCGAGGTTGCGAGCGTCGGAAATAAGCCGGATAAGGAGGCTTTCTTTGGTATCGTCGTCGATCTTGGCAGCGTTGCGGGTGCCGTATTTGCCCGTTATCAACGCCCCGTACCCCTCACGCACGTACTGGTTGAATTTCTCTTGCAGGCGGCGCGGGTTCTCCGGCAGGGTGTGCGGGAACGTGTCCGCGATACGCGGCAACGCCTGCGCTGCCTTGCGCCAAAATTCCGCCTTGCTGATACACCGCTTACTCTGTTTCCGGTGCTGACTGTCCGATCGCTCCAGCACCAGCCGGAAAGCGTTTAGGACTGCCGCATTGTTGGCATATTCAGTCTGTTTGTCCGTCGACAAATACTTCCCGTCGCCGAACTGGTGACGCTGGTAAAAATCTAACGCTGCGCCGTCCGGTTCGACGCTCTCGACAAACGGTTTGCTTTCCGCTTGCGCTTTCAAATCCGGACGGCGGCGGTAAACCTCCAGCTGGAACTTTAACGGCAACCTGTCGAGATCAAACAGCGCGGGGTTGCTTCTACAAGCTTTGCGAGCTTGGATAGAAGCATCCTTTTTAACGATGCACTGGATTGCATTCATGGTTGCAATGCCCGCTAAGTCATCGTATGTTACACACAATTTACCGTTGTAGTATTCCATGTTTCACATCTTTATTTTTGCTCCCGTGCCGGTATCGCTCCGGGTAACGCCTTCACGTTCACGGGAAATCGCTATCTTTGTGCGTTCAACTACAAATGTTTAGCGATTATGGAAAACTATATCTGTTTCACTTTTCACCTTCGAAATCGAGTGATGCTCGAAACTGTTCGCGGGAAATTCGGAGCTCTTCTAAGGTCGTTACACCTTCGATACAGAAGTGAATCCGAGTTCCTGCCTTATCGAGACTTATCGAACCCACGTGTCCGGCCATGGCGCCTCGACTTCTCCATGTTGCCACCAGAATACCAGCAAGACAATCATTTGGAAATACTCCGACATCTGAAAGAATCATATTTGCCACGGTTAAAGGCTGCTCATCCTGAATGGGGAGACGTAGCCATTTATAGGAATCTTCACCTGTATCCAAATCTGATTCACTCAATGTCGGATTGGTGGCGATGAGATTCTCCACGGCGTCCCGGTATGCGCGGGCGCACCTCTGTACCCTTTCGAGGGCATCTTCCTTGTGTCGCTTCATCGTCTTACGCGTTTAACTGATTGTAAATCTTTTGCAGGGAATACAGAACATCGCCCCACGTCGCCACTGTCATGTCATTGAATGTCGCCACAGGCTCGTGGTCGATGATGATCGTCGCGGCGTTGGTCTCCCGGTTCACCTGCAACTCCACTCGATCGCCGAAGTTTTGATACATCATTCCCCGCACGTGGTCGTGGCGTGTTTCTACATTCGGACAATAACCTTGCGGTGCCCGCTCCCCGGTATAAATCAATCCGCCTCGTTCCAGTGCGGCGGCACGGAGCATTTGATCGCGTTTGCTGTTGCGTTCGTACTTTAGCGCTCGACTGAGAATCACCCTGTGAACCTTGAAAGTTTGATACAACTCCCGGAATACAGAGGGCGGTAAAAGGATTTGCTTTCTCATAATTGCCTATTAATTGGTTATTTTCAGTATATTTGTTGCGTGGTTGTGTTAAAACCACATTGCAAAGATATAAGATATATCTTAAACAGCAAAATTATTTTTAAGATTTTTTCTACAAAATGAGTGGAGCACTTATAAGAATTAAACAATATCTCGATCTGAAAGGGATAAGCGTTAGAGCGTTTGAGTTGAAATGTGGATTCTCAAACGGCTCATTTGCGAGTCAATTAAAGAATGGCAAGACAATAGGAATTGATCGTTTAGAAAATATCTTAAATGCTTTCCCCGATATTAACATAGAATGGCTTCTTACGGGTAAAGGCAGTATGGCCAAGACCGACACGGTACCATTACCCAAAAACGACCAAACAACCGTTGCGATAGGAAAACGCTCGGACAAGAACGAGGGCATTCCGTTGATCCCAATCGATGCTATGGCAGGGGCGCTTTCGGAGAACAGCCAAACGATCATGGAATATGACTGCGAGCATTACGTCATCCCCATGTTCAAGGGAGCCGAATTTCTGATTCCTGTAAAAGGTGATTCCATGCAGCCCAAGTATTACAGCGGGGATATTGTTGCCTGTAAGCGGCTACCGCTTGATACATTCTTCCAGTGGAACCGCACCTACGTGATAGACAGCGAGCAAGGGGTGCTCATCAAACGGGTAAAACAAGGCGAGGACGACGATCATATCACGTTGGTATCTGACAATCCAGAGTACGACCCGTTTTCGCTCGAAAAATCCCGTATCTACTCACTGGCTCTCGTGATCGGGGTCGTGAGGGCGGAATAACCATAAAACGACCCGAATAGGGATTTCGAGACTTTTTATAGGATTTGAGTGCAGAAAGATAGATTTATATTATTGATATTCAGTGTTTTGTGTTTAATATATGGGATGTAAAACCCCGTCAAAAAATGACACTTTGGGGGGTGTTTATGAACCTTATTTTTTTATTATGTGGGGGCAAACCTCAATAAAAATGTCATCCATTAGACCACCCATTAGACCATCCAATGCGTATTTTTGATATTTTGGTCTGAAATTCAGATGTACGCATTTTGCGCATCCATTTTATAAAAATTGCGTTTGAAATGCCGGTTAAACACCGCTTAAAACCTTGCGGCGGACACATGTCGTTTTCAGCCCCGTATGCCGCAAATCCCGCCCGTATCGGTATATAGAGCCGTTCGGGCATAAAAAAAGGGCGTAAATCGCCCCGTTTTGCCTGTAAATACAAGCGCAATTCAAATCGAGTTCAACCAACCGCCGCCGGAATTAACACGAAATTCAAGCAAATGCACATTTGAATTTCGCGCCGAAATTTTGTCGCTCTCTCGTAAGTCGTTGTATTATTGCCGCTTGTCTCTCTTTTCTCCCTGTTCTACTGTGTACATCTCAATTTCATGCCCGTATATGCTTTTCAAGCATCAGCCTGTCGCATTCAGTTTTTCCTTTAAGCTGATTTAGCTTTCTGACATGACGCATGACTACAGGTCCGACTTTTCCACATAATTCACATGTTCTCGCATCCAATCGCTCAGTAAGTGTCGGCTGTGGAATTGCGATTGTGTAGGATAAGTCGTTTACCTCCGTATAGTACATTGGTGGTTTACGTTTGAATCCCTCATTATAGAATTTCCTGTACCGTAATTTACCTTTTGCATCCTGATATGGCACTATAATGTCATTCCCAACCTTATATTTGTCAATGACTTTGCTTACAGTGCTATTGGTTTTTCCTGCAATGGTATGGTACATACTGTACTCCATGATGTATCCAAACTTTGAGAGCGCGTATGCCACGTTGTTGGCAATGCAGTAGTAGTTGTAGAACCCTCTGATTTCAGAGTTATATGCCGCCACTATGTCCTCGATTTTCTTCTTCATAAGATTGCCTCTGAACTTTGCAAACCAAACTTGTCGGCCATTTTCTACCTTGTATCTGATGGCGCTGTATTCTTCCAGTTTGTTCCGCACCGTTTCTATGGCGACCTTTAGGACTATCTTACCGTTGTAATAACGGGCTGGCACATTGTTCTTGTCCCGCTTGATAGCATCAGACTTACGGACTGAAACATCGAAGCCAAGAAATTTCGCGGGCTTTTGTGCGTTTGTTATCAATGTCTTTTCCTGTGACAGTTCCAGCTTGAGGTTTTCTTCCATATACTTGGTAATGTCCGACTTGATTTTAACGCACTCTGCCTTGCTTCCGATAACACCAATGAGGAAATCATCTGCGTATCTTACGTATCGAAGCCTTCTGTATGTTTCATCCATACTGTCTCTGCTCTCAATCTTTTGCCTTTCACGTCTCAGTTTCTCATACTCATCCCTAAGCTGTAATCTGACATCTGCATCCTGTATGTTCTTGATGCTTTTAAGGATGCGTTGCATCTTATCGCTAAGTTGCTTGTATTCTTTGGTGATGTGTCTTTCTTTTCCCTTATTGAAGCGTAGGGCGTATTCTTCCATATACTTGTCAAAATTATCAAGATAAATGTTTGCCAGTATAGGACTGATATTACCGCCTTGTGGAGTTCCCTTGTTTGTATTATGAAACTTCCAGTCTTCAATATATCCCGCATTCAACAACTTGCGGATAAGCCTTAGAAATCTATCATCGGCAATCCGTTTCCGCAAAGTTGCAATCAATACATTGTGGTCTATGTTGTCGAAGAATCCTTTAATGTCTCCTTCCACAAACCATTTTGTACCTGTAAATGTCTTTTGGATATGGGTCAATGCGGTATGGCAGCTTCTGTTTGGTCTGAATCCATGTGAGGTGTTTGCAAACACCTCTTCATAGACGGCTTCAAGAATCATGCGCACCACCTCCTGTACAAGTTTGTCCTCAAAGGAAGGAATTCCAAGCGGTCTTTTCTTACCGTTTTTCTTGGGTATGTATATCCTTTTTGCCGGATTAGGCTTGTAAGACTCATCTCTCAAAGATGCAATGACTTTGTTTATTCTTTGAAGACTCATCCGATTGATGGTTTTCCCATCCGTACCGGGTGTCATATTGCCTGGTTTGGCGTAAATACGCTGGTAAGCAACATGAAACATCTCCTCATTGAATAAGATACGGTACAGCCTTTCGAACTTGTAATCCGAAACTTTACCATGCTTGTTTAAAGCTTTTAATACTTGCTCAGGACTTCTCATAATGTCTCACACATTTTCCATTATTTGTATTAAGTTATCTAACTGCTTCCCTTCGCCATGTACAAGGCTTTCCCTTGCTCGGACTACTACGGAAGCTCCGTTCCCATGTCAGATATTCAGGGTCCTATGCCCATAGCCTTACGGCATTCTGATTTAGGGAATCCCCATTTGCTTTCACAATAACTGTTTGGCTCGGCAGACTGTCGGATGCGACTTACGTTCCTATTCCACTTATTGTGGTTGCTCTGAAGCCAGCTCCTGCTCCATTGTAATTTCGGTTTACATGGGGTGCTTCAGCCCGACGTGAATCAAATACCTTTCGTCGGGGCTGGTACGTGTGCAGCAGAACTATCGTTCAACCAATCAGGCTTCATCCTTGTGTCTGTCTTTTCCTCTCGCCATGCAGTCGCAGCTTGGTATTTAGCTGACTAATGACTTTACCGACATGCTTTTGTCACCTTTGGATTTCTCCTCCAGCTAAGTCGTTGAGGATAGGTCTGTTGAACTCTAACCTAATCTCTTGCCATAGAGATATTTATTGTGTAGCCTATATGGGCGCATCATAATCGAACCACAGGTTGCGGTCGGTGTTCACCTTGAACGAGGCTTCCGTTTCCTGACGGAACGGGGATTTATACCACAGGCAGTTTCCCTGTTGCTTTACGGGCGAATAACCCAAACTTTGCAGATAGTCCGCAATTTTGATTTGTTTTGCTTCTTGGATGTTCATGATATAATTTCTATGGATTTGATGATGACTGTAAAAACGTTGATTTGATGAATGAGATATGTATTGTCCTATACGTTAATGCTTTATATTCTCAACATCTTCTCAACAAACCACTCACAAATAGAGAATCCAACAAACTGATGCTGTTTCCCTCTCAACTTTTCTTTTCGATTGTTGAGAATTTGTTGAGAGTGTATGCTGTTTATTATCAGTATGGTTATATCATTATTCATCAATTCAACAAAAAAAGAATAGTATTACAGGGATTCAAGTTGTTCCCTTGTGACGGTGTAGAAACGACCGACTCTTTTTATCGGCTCATATCGGCACTCCCGATTGTAATTGAATTGGTAAGTGGTATATGTAAGCCCGTTAGAGGCAGGAGTAAGTTTCCAACATTCCTGCAATACCTTTCTGACTTGGTGCTTCTCCACCTTTACCTGCGAATGTACCAGCAAAAGAAGAATGTCGTTGTGGCAGAACGAGAATGTGTCCGTGCCGACACTTTCCATAATGTCAAGGATAAGTTCGCACATCTCTATCTCCAATCGGTTGCGGTTGCTGCGGATAATCTTCTGCAAGGCTTCGGTATGCAGCAAAGAGGGCGCAAACCACATACGGCTTTCCTTTTCGGTGGAAAGTTGTCTGTATTGCAGGTAATACAGAAAGGCAGGTATCTCAGCTTTCAGCTTTTGCAGGAAGTCTGTGTCATCGGATTGCAGACGGTCTATCTTGCGCACCCAATAGCGTGTTTCACCTGCATCAATGATAACAGGCAGATACTCGTTGTTGGAGCATAGCACGAACTTGGCAAAGAACGCTATCTCGTCACGGTCTTTGCCTTTGGCTTCCACCTTGTAGGAAAGTGTGGTGCTGAGGTTCTTCAACCGCTCGCTGTCCTCCCTGCGGTTGAGCAATACCTCGTCCACCACGATGAGCAGTTTTCCTGCCCAGTCGGAATTGAACTGGCTGCGGAAGTCCTCGTTGGTATTGAAAGTGACATTGTTTTGAAACACAGCTTTCAGGAAGTTCAGGAATGTACTCTTGCCCGTGTTGCGTTCTTCTGATACCAACAGCAGGATAGGCAGTTTCTGCACGGGTTGCAGGTAGAGCAATTGAAGATAGTCCATGCCCAATTCATACTGTTCACCGAAGATATGGCGCACCAATGACCGGATACAGGGAAACTCGCCTTGTTGCGGACGGTGTCCTATCGGCTCGTAGAGGTTCAGGAACTTGTCCACCACGGGACGGTAGTCCACATGGTCGGGGACGGTGCAGAAGCCGTCGTACTTCGGCACGGTGGCGAGATAGTCCTTGCCGTAGTCCTGCCGCAGTGTTTCGTTGTTCCACACGATGCGCTTCTTCACATAGCCTCCGTTCAGACGGGGCTGGTTCACTAACTTGTAGAGGGTAGTACCCACACGGATAAACTCCTCATTTTCAAAGTTGCCTTGTTTCATTAGCACTTCATTTTTTTGTTTAATCAGTGCAAAACTCGGCAATTAGCGCAGAACGGATTAACAACTCACGCATACCTCACGTAAGATTTTCTTGGATTTGGCTTTATGACATACAACAAAAGCCCGAAGAAATGCCATTCTAATGGATTTTTCTTCGGGTTTGTCGTAATCGTACGTATGAATGGCAATACACCTATTCACATACTCGTATAAATACATTGTTGGCAATGGGAATACGCATAGGTCTCACTACTTCATGTCGTCATATCATTAGAACTTATGCCTGATAATTAGACATATCCCAACCATTTATACCCAGCGAAAAGAAGATATTTGTTTTCTCTTTTCGCAAGTACAGCCTTTTAAATATGGCATTGCGCACCTGTTCCGCACCGAAGCTGTCAATGCGGAAAGCAAGTGCGACTATCATCGGAAAGCTGAACACATCGGCATGATACCCGTTCTCCTGCCGAACATACTTCTGTACCTCGTATTCTTTTAATGCTCCACTGTTATAGATGTTTCTGATGGCAGAACGAAGTGTCGGAGCAATTACTCCGAACAGTTCCACCAATTCCGGCTCGCTCATCCAAATGTTTGAGACATTCTCCGGCATGATGATATTGCCGGATTCATTCACTGTTATGCTGTTTCTTCTCATACTCATGACATCGTTATTCCGTTAAACGTCTTACTCAGTTTGTCGCCGAACATGGTCAGGTCGTTGTCGAGCTTCTGCGTGGTTATCTTTGCGTAGAGTTGGGTCGTGACTATATTCGTATGTCCCAACACACGGCTTACGCTTTCAATGGGCATCCCCTTGCTCAAAGCTAATGTTGCGAAGCCATGACGACTGCAATGAAATGATATTGACTTGGTTATGCCACATTCCCTTATCATCCGTTTCAACGGTTTGCAGATAGACCAATAGTTCAAGCCGGGGAATATACGATTGTCTTTCTGCATCGGTCGGTAGCGTTCGACTATCTGCAAGGGTATATCCAGCAGCTTCACTTGGAAGGCGACTTTTGTCTTGTGGCGTTTGGACAATATCCACTTCTCGCCGTTCACCTCCACGATGTTGTCATTCGTCAGTTCCTGAATGTCCACGAATGACAAGGCGGTGAAACTGGCAAAGATGAAAATGTCACGGATGTATGCGAGCTTGCTGTCTGCAAACTCATGTGTCATGACCGCTTTCAGTTCATCCTCCGTCAGATATTCCCGTTCTTTCACATTGGGGCTGATATGAAACTGGATGAAAGGATTGCGCGGTATCAACCCGTTATAATGCGCTTTCATGACCACGCCTTTCAGCCACATACAGTTTGCCCATATCGAACCGTTCCGCAATCCGGCTTCAGTCGAGAGGTATGCGGCGAACTCCTTGATGAAATCGGGAGTAAGTTCCAACATGGACATATCGCTGCGTCTGTAAAACGACTTGATAAAGGCGGCTACATGGTTTCTTGCCCGTACACGTGCCCGATAGGTAGCCATTACCCTGTCTTTGCCTACCCGTTTCTTGAACACTTCGTTCTCACGGTCGAATGCTTTTAGCAGCGTCTCATACTCGCTGCCGATTCCCTGATAGGCGTTGCGCACCATCTCAGCCGTAACAAATGCCTCGCGGTCTGAAATGCGCTGGTAATGTTTGATGATTTGCGCCTTGATGTTGTCAAGGGCAAGGTTGATGTCTCGTGCCTCGCGGCTCTTGCCTTTCGCCTTGTTTCCTTTCACGTCCCAAAGCGTTTTCGGGATGTTCTGCTTACAACTGAACTGCGCCACAGTCCCGTTGATTGTCACTCGTCCCATGATGGGGACAATACCGTTTTTCTCCTTGCTGCCGTTCACGTAGAACAGAACCTTGAATGTGCTTCTTGCCATACTCGTTTTTTGTTTGCAAAGTTATTACTCAACGAGTTAGACCTTGATATGCCAACCTGTGCCACAAGCTGCCAAATACAACACGGTGTGTTAAAAATCACCATTCGGCGGGTAATGATTTGGAGACCGTTCTTCTTCATAAATCCGCTTTCCTTTACGTTACCTCGATTTTTCGCCTGTCCTCATTTGTCTTCGCAAACGCCTTATTGACAGGCATTACGAAGACATTTGTCCCTTTTTATTCGTCTTTTCCAGAGATTTATTGTATCTTTGTCGCTGAATCCTAAACGAGAAATGATTAAGGTTATGAAGAAGTATTTATTGGTTAGTTTACTAGCGT